CAAGACTTGTTTGTGAAGTGTCATAATTGCGGATATGGTGCTTCTCTTGGAAACTTCATAAAACAACTTGATCCTCATCTTCATGGTCAATATATCATGGAAAGATATAGTCAGGGTCAAAATGGTCGTGGTAAAACTAAAGAACCAGAGTTTCACTTTGAACGGCCAAAATTCAAACCTAGACCAACTACCATCGATTTACCCTCTATAGGCTCTCTCACACGCACCCACCACGCCCGTTTATTTTACGAAGGTAGGAAGATGCCTAATAATTTCTTAGACAAGGTTTTCTATGCGGAAGACTTTAAGGAGTGGGCACAATCAGTATCCGAAATTGATTATTCTAATTTAGGTAGAGATGAACCAAGAATGGTTATACCTTTTTTTGATACAGAAGGAAAACTCATTGCTGCTCAAGGTAGAGCTCTAGGAAGTCACGAACTCCGATATATTACTATCAAGGTTTCTGAGGATTGTCCAAAAGTTTACGGACTTGAACGATGGAAATCAGAGGAACATACATATATTGTAGAGGGTCCAATTGATTCAATGTTCCTTCCTAATTGTCTTGCGGTTGCCGGGGGTGATCTCCAGTCGATAAAAGTTGATAAGAAACAATGTGTTCTAATATTCGACAATGAACCTAGAAACGAACATACTGTAAGAAAATTGATGAAAGCCATAGATGATGGGTGGTCTGTTGTTGTATGGTCAAAAGAAAAAAAGTTTAAAGATATTAATGATTTAATTATGAATGGTCTATCAACTGATGAAATTCTTGAATTGCTAAATAAAAATACTATGCATGGATTGAAAGCGGATTGGGCAGCTAGAGAGTGGAGAAATGTCCAATGAAGAAGTAAAAGTTCATGATCTTGGGTTCGTGAAATTACTTGATGTCATGGGTAATGATGAAGAAGTTGAAAATGCTGCACGTATTAGTTACGGTGAAGGAACACGAAAGACAAGTGCAACAAGAAATCTCATTCGATACCTAATGAGACACAAACACACATCACCCTTTGAGATGTGTGAGATCAAGTTCCATTTAAAACTTCCTATATTTGTTATGCGCCAGTTAGTCCGCCATAGGACAGCAAACCTGAACGAGTACTCTGGACGATACTCTGTCATGTCAGATGACTTTTATTTTCCAAAGGGGAAAAATCTTAAACCCCAATCATCAACAAATAAACAAGGTAGAGAAGAAGGAGAGTTAGGTAATGATACAGGCGAACTTGAATTTGAAATATTTCGGATTTTTGATGGAGCAAAAAACGCCTACCATAACCTACTAGATTGGAATCTTTCGCGAGAACTTGCGAGAATAGTTCTCCCCGTGTCGAACTATACTGAAGTAATATGGAAAACTGATTTACATAATTTTTTTCATTTTGTTAAGTTGCGAGGTGATAACCACGCACAACAAGAAATACAAGATTTTGCTCATGTAATGTATCATTTAGTTAAACCACATTTCCCATTGTGTTGTGAAGCATTTGAAGATTATATCAGAGATGCAGTTACATTTTCAAAGAAGGAAATGGAAATTATAAAGGACAATATCAATACTATCGTTGCAACTGATCGATTGTCAAAGAGAGAAGAAACGGAATTTTTAGAAAAGTTAAAATAAGAAAGAAGAAATCATGCTACCTACCGAATACCAACAATTTATTCACTTATCAAGATATGCGAGATGGGATTACGACAATGGTCGAAGAGAAACCTGGGATGAAACTGTTGAACGTTATTTTGAATTTTTTACGGATCATTTAGATAAAACGTGTGGATTCATATTAGAAAATGGAGAAATGTTAGAACTGCAAAACGCAGTTAAAGAGCTCGAAGTCATGCCGTCTATGAGATGTTTAATGACAGCGGGGCCGGCACTAGAAAAAGAGAATGTCGCTGGTTATAATTGTGCTTACGTGAAGGTAGACCAACTCAGATCATTTGACGAAATTCTCTATGTACTAATGAATGGTACGGGCGTAGGGTTTTCGGTGGAAGAAGAATATGTAAATCAACTTCCATCAGTTCCAGATCAACTATATGAAACAGATACTACTATTGTCGTTGCAGACTCTAAATTAGGATGGGCTAGGGCGTTTAAAGAGCTTGTGTCACTACTTTATGGTGGACATATACCTAAGTGGGATGTAAGTAAGGTTAGAGTCGCGGGTGCACCATTAAAGACTTTTGGAGGGCGTGCTTCTGGGCCAGACCCTTTAGTAGATCTATTTAATTTTATGGTCAGCACAATCAAAAGTGCAATAGGAAGAAAACTTAAACCAATAGAATGTCATGATATTGTTTGTAAAATTGCGGAAATTGTTGTCGTGGGTGGTGTCCGCCGCTCTGCTCTTATTAGTCTTTCTAATCTCAATGATCGAGAAATGCGATTCGCCAAACACGGTGAGTGGTATGCGGGCAACGTACAACGTGCACTTGCAAACAACTCAGTCAACTATAAAGAAAAACCAGATGTTGGAACTTTCATGCGAGAGTGGTTATCTCTCTATGATTCAAAGTCTGGAGAACGTGGGATTTACAGTAGCTTAGCAAGTAAACATCATGTAAATCAACTAAATACTAGAAATAGGGATAAAAATGGCACATACATTCAACGAAGAGTGGTACGAGATGATTTCGGCACAAATCCTTGCAGCGAAATCATTCTACGATCCAGAGAATTCTGCAACTTGTCCGAAGTCGTACTCAGATCCAACGACACTTTGCAGTCTATCAAGGATAAGGTTAGGATTGCAACTATCCTTGGAACATTCCAATCCACTCTCACAAGTTTCAAATACCTCTCAAGAGAATGGGGTAAAAATTGCGAAGAAGAACGATTACTGGGAGTTAGTCTCACCGGAATCATGGATTGTGCCCTGACTAATGGTACAAAAGGCAGTATAAACAAAGTATTAACTGAATTACGAGAAGTAGCGGTCAAAACAAATGAGGAGTACGCAGACAAACTAGGGATTAATCGCAGCGCATCAATTACGTGTGTCAAGCCTAGTGGTACTGTTTCTCAACTGGTTGACTCTTCTTCTGGTATTCATGCCCGCCATAACCCCTTTTATATTAGAACTGTAAGAGCGGACAATAAAGACCCCTTGTGTAAAATGATGAAGGCCGAAGGTTTTCCGAATGAGCCGGATGTTAATAAACCTGAACACACAACTGTCTTTTCATTTCCACAAAAGAGTCCAAAGGGGGCAATTTGTAGAAATGACATGACAGCATGGAAGCAGTTATCACTATGGCACACCTACGCAAAAGAGTGGTGTGAACACAAACCAAGTGTAACGGTGTCTGTCAAGGAAGATGAGTGGGTCAATACTGCAGCTTGGGTCTATGAAAATTTTGATGACATAAGTGGTATTTCGTTTTTGCCTTTTAGTGATCATACTTATAGACAAGCACCGTATCAAGATTGTACCGAAAAAGAGTATAACGAATTAAAAAAGAAAATGCCAAAGAAAGTCAATTGGGCAACTTTGGCAGAATTTGAAACTCAAGATTACACTAATGCCAGTCAAGAGTTTGCGTGTACTTCAGAGAAAGGATGTGAAATTGTTGATATTTCTCCACAAGTTACACCATAGAGAATGAATATCGATAATCAAGAAAGTTTGGAGTAGCCATGTCAATGGACTTTAAAGACAGATTAGGTATATGGTTAGATGATGTAAAAGACAAACTTTTCAATGTCTTTGGTCGAGACAAAACAGAAAAAGAAAATTTATACGAAACTAGATGGGTGTGGTATCATTCCGCCCTTGTCATAGAATTGTTTATAATAATTATTTTATTGTGGTACATAGCAATATGAAAAAATTTTGGATAGTATTTATTGTAGTATTCTTGCTCGTAGTACTTGAGGCGGCCGTAATGACAAAGGCTCAAGATAATAATACAAAAGAAACAGGGGCCGAAGAACTGAATAAAGCGAGGAAGAAGTTTAAAGATGGAGAAAAGAAAAGGTCAACTGTATTTCTTAAAGTTCCTAATGATGAGTGGCCAACTCAGGTTATTTTTGATACTACAAATATATGTTATCAAGGAACCGTAAGATGGATCGCAATGGGGAATCCTAACCTTTTGAGTCAAGTACCACCATACCCTATTGCAAGAGCAATGACAATTCATTGTTTTTGTGTACTGGATAAACTCAGGACGGAATATAGATATACGCCGTATGTTGATATGCTCAGTACAGATGATCCGGCAAATCCACAGAAGCTTCCTAACAAGTTCATGGAGAAGTCTGTAGAGTGTATCAGAGAACATGATACCTTGTCTGGATTAATTATACTAGATCCTAATTTTAAGATGGAAGATTTGGATATAAAAAATGACATACAAATAGAGACACCACCTGACGCTAATTCTGGGAAATCAGACTCATTACCAGAGCAACCAAAGGAATTGCCTGAACAAGATGAACCTCTATTAAACTTTTAACAAGGAAAAAATGGAAAAGTTTACACGTTTCTTTTTGTTATGCTTTTCTATATTAATATTCTTTGGTGTTTCGGTACAAGCCATCACCAAAGAGGTCATAGAAGAGGTGAGAAAATCGGTAGTATTACTATCGGTAAATACATTAAAAGATCCGCCTGTCAACGCCCGTAATGCATTGTGTTCTGGAACAGTCATCAATGAAAAAGGTCATATATTGACTAATTTTCATTGTGTGTATAAACAGAAGACAATTAACATGTATTATTGGGATGAAGATG